TAGTAAACGCCGCAGCGAGTGCGACTGCGGCTGGGAATAGTGCCACCGCTGCGGCCGCTAGTGCCACCTACTTAAATAGTCTAGTACGGGTAAATGGCAGCGTCATATCTGCCAATTTAACCATACCCACAACCTCGAATGCATTGTCAGTTGGGCCGATCACTGTCCCTGCTGGTGTCAATGTAACTGTTCCCACTAACTCTAATTGGAGAATCTTGTAATGCTTACTACTGACGGCGCACAAACACCTGACGGAACACCGTTTAACCTAGTCAACGGCTTCAAAATTGGCGCGAATGGCGCATCTTTCAAAGGCGGACAAGCCAACGGACGCACCATAACCGCTTCCAGCACTTTAGCGGCAACCGATAGCTGCACCACCGTTTTTTGCAATCACGCCACTGTGCCGATTGTCTTAACGATCCCAGACGAAACGGTTGCAGCATGGAACGGGCAGGAAATTATCACGCTCTACCAGCAAGGCGCGGCGGCGGCCAGTTTTTCAGCAGGCGCAAACGTGACGCTGGATGATCCGCTAACCTTGCCTGCACCTGTGCAATTTGGCTTCCAAACCATCGTGCGCATCGGCACGAATCACTGGGCGCGTGCATAATGTTGCGCGCAGCTCGTCGGTCTCAATTTAAGAGTGCCACCACGCTTACCAGCGTCAATTCGGTGTATGCCAGTGCGCTGGCAGCCACCACTTCCGGCCAGTATTTCGGCTGGCTGGACGACAGCGGCAACGTGGCACATATCTATCTCAATAATGCAGGGGTGGGCATTTATCAAAGCACCATCCCCTACAATAGCGCAACCCAATCGCTCAATGACATCGCTTCGGCGGTGCGTGCCAATACCAAGCTCAGCCTGCCGGCAACGGGCTTGCTGGTGGATATTTGCGGCATTGATAGCTATTTTTCTGCACAAGGGAAAATTAAAAACCGCGTCGCGAATGCCGAGCCAGATACCAATTTACTCGGTGTTTCGCGTGGCGCTGACATCTACAACATGTACGCGCTGGGTACGCCTAGTTCAAATGATTTTACCCCTGCCAATACCTTGGCAACCTACGCGCCAATCGTAGATGCTGGCGGCGTGAATCTGAACGCGCTGGGCATCACCCTTCCTGCTACAGCGGGCAGTGGTGCAGGGTTAAACGTTGCCTCCTTGCCGGGGCAGTGGACTTACACATTCGATGCCAAAGCGTCGGTGACAGGCATCGCGGGCTACATGGGACACAGCTACATCACGCAAGCGTTGACCACGAGCTGGGCAACCTACAGCATCACGCTGAACAATACGACTGCGAACGCCGCTGCTGTGGCATGGCTGATCTACACCACCACCACTGTTGCAGGCGTGGTGAGTATCGACAATGTGCGCATCACGCCAGGCGCATCGGCTGGGCTGGTAAGTGGCGCGCCACAAGGGGTTGTGCCACGCCAAACTGTACGCGGCCTGCGCGATATGAAATCCGCTGCTGCCGCGTTTCACAATGGCATCATCCCGCTTGGCAACACCAACAACTTCGCCTCGTTATCATATTCAATGGCGGTGAAGCGTAGCGAGATTACGAATGGCAACTGGGATGTGTTGCTGAATAGCCAAATTCTGTTCAACAACGGTTACCCAGCTATGCGGGATTTTTCTGTTGTTGCATCCGCCCCAATTACGGGCAACACTCAAGCACTGAAATCAAAAGCATGGTTTATCTATGGCGGCTCAGCCGCCCAGTCTTACCTTTCCCAGATGGTTGATGTTGGCACACAAGATGGATATGTGATCGTCTCGGCAGTGATGGGCGCGGCGGGTGCGCGCCTGTACATTGACAATCTACAAGTTGCCAGTTCCACAACCGCTTGGTCTGGATCGGCGATGAAATTCTTGCAGTTGCTAGGTCAGCGCGGCATCGGAACAGAAAGTTGGGGCGGGAATCTGGCCTCGCTCGTTCTGTATCAAGCGGAACTGAACGATGCCGCGATGCAGAACCTCATCGCGTTGACAAAACAGCGCATGACCGCGATGGGGCTGACCGTGCAGAAATTCGGCTCAGTTTACATTTCCGAGGGCGATTCTATCGCGGCAGGTAGTACTGGACCTACTTGGTACGCAGGCTTTGCGGTGCGGCAAAAATACCGTTTTACGCCTACCTTACAGGGCATGAACCTAGCGGTTGGCGGATCGTCACTCGCTGGGGCTGCCACCAACGCCGCACTGATTTATGTCGGCGCAGCTCCTTGGATGGCTGAGGGCACACGCAAAACCGCCATGCTGGCGCAAATTGCGTCAGTAGTCGCCAGCGGTCGTCGCCCAATCTGCTCGGTACATATCGGCACAAATGATCTGTTCAATGCCTACACAGGCAAGGCAAACGGTAATCCAGACAACCTGAACGGTTCGACCACGCTCGACGCGGCGAATTATCTAGTTGGTGCGGGCGCACTGGCTTGGTATCAAGCCCTACTTGATTATTGCCACGCCCTGCAACTCGCGGGTGCGAAGGTCGTCGTCTCGACCATCTTGCCGCGTCAAGCGTTTGAGGTGGTGGGCGGTGCGCTGGGTTCAGGGACAATTGCTACCGCGAATTGCGACAACATGCGCAAAACGCTTAACCAGCTTATTCGCAGTAAAACTATCCCGTCCGGCATCACAGGTTATGCAGGCGCGCCCTACGATGCGGTCTGTGATGCCTGCGCGGATGCCGCTTTCGCCAACTACACCGCCGCCGCCTCGACTGTTGCGACCAATACGCCAGCTTCGACGGGAGGAACCGCTGTAGCCGGACCGTATCTGCTTGCAGCGGATGGCACGCACCCTACCGATGTGGGACATGAGGTGATGGCGTACTACATGCAACAAGCGATTACCAGCGTATGGGTGGCGTAATGACCGAAAACCAAAACCGCCGCCAAGCCGACTCTTGGCACTTGGAGAAAAATATCAGCATTGGCCACATCATCACCACCGTGATGGTCGCAATTTCGCTCATCACATGGGGAATGCACATGGAGACACGAATCGCGCTGGTAGAACACGAGCAGGCCACGGCAAAGGAGGCCGACACGCGCATCGAAACACAGGTGCGCGAGAGCATCACGCGCATTGAATCGTTACTGGTGCGAATTGACGCGAAACTTGACCAAAAAGTTGATAAAAAACGATAGGAAAAAACATGGACAAAAATCACATTTTGCAATATACCGAATACCGTGAAGATGGTATCTTTGGCTGTTTCCAATTCGCCCAAGATGAACACCCTTTTATGGTCACGCTATCACACGCCTACGAGCAAGCTAGTGGCAAGTTCGCGCCGATTGTTCTGCCTGGCGTGTATAAATGCGTGCGCGGCATTCACAGTTTAACCAACGGCGTGCCGTTCGAGACTTTCGAGATCACTGGCATCACTGGTCATTCCGGCCTACTATTTCACGCAGGGAACTTCAACAAAGATTCACATGGTTGCACGCTGTGTGGCGTGGACACTGCAACCATGCCAGATGGTCACTGGATGATTACGCACTCACGCGGCGTGTTTGCGTCTTGGATGGCACACTTGGGCGACGTGCAAGAATTCATGCTGGAAGTCAAAGGGTGAAGTACCTAGCTATCGCCCTACTACCCTTCGTGCTGGCAATCTTAGCCAGTGTGCTAGCAACTGGCGCGCTGGCATTGAGTGCAGTCTTCGCCCTGCGTATCACATTTGGACTTTTCAAGGAGTTTATAAAATGAGTTTTGACTTAAAAACTGCAATCGGTAGCTTCGCCCCCACACTCGCCACGATGCTGGGCGGACCACTTGCCGGAACCGCCGTCAGTGCGCTGTGCGGTGCGTTTGGTCTACCTGATGGGACTGGGCAAGAGGACCTCACAAAAATCATTCAAACAGGGGAAATGACCCCCGAAATTATCGCCAGCGTGCGCGCTGCCGACCAAAAACATCAAGAAACCCTAGCCCAGCAAGGCATTGACCTTGCCAAACTAAACGCCGATCACGATGCCGCGATGGAAGTCACCGCCGCTGCCGATCGCGGCGATGCGCGCAAAATGCAAATCGCCCAGCCTAGCCTTTGGCCGGGAATACTTTCAGCTATTACTACCGCTGCCGTGCTCGGCGTAATAGCTGCCAGAATGTTCGGCGCAACCCTGCCCAATGACAGCACTACCATTCAGCTCATCGGATCACTCACTACCGGGTGGGGGATCTGCATGGCCTATTGGTTCGGCACGACTCGCAGCTCACAAGAGAAAAATAACCTTTTGGCTCAATCCACGCCCAGCAAATAACTATCATTCCCGCGCATCCGAACATCCCTACGGTCAACAGGGGCATAAGAAATGCTGCAGGGACTTACAGGAACCATGCAGGATTGAAAAGAAAGGCCTAGCTAGTACTTACTACTAGTTAGGCCTTAGTTGTTGCCCTCGGGTCATCCCTGAGGCTCAAGTTTGATCAAAGTTCCACAAGAAGCTGCTCCCAAGCCCTCCCGGCACCAGTCCACAAGTCTTTGGCTGCCGAGTGAGGGTATTCTTCCACATAGACGATCCGCTGGCAGCTCGTGTTCAGCAGCAGCTTGCAACAGGTCGTGCACGGGCTGGCTGTCACGTAGGCCGTGTGGATCGCGTACATGTCTCGGCACTGCATCAAAGCATTCTGCTCGGCATGGATCGCTTGGCAGGAATCGAGGTTCGTGCCGCTTGGTGCGTTCCAACCAGAGCAGGCGTGAGGATGTCCGCCACTGAGATGGTAGGCTGTATCAACATCGTTGCAGTGAGGGAGCCCAGCCGCGACGCCGTTGTACCCTGTTGAGAGCACATGGCCACGGGCACTCAGCAAGACACACCCTACGGCACGACGGCAACAGGTCGTTCTTTGAGCAGTCAACAAGGCCAGTTGGAGGGCCCATTTGTCGCGGCTGAGTCTCATATTAGTGCTCCCACCAACGAAGGTCGTCACCGACCTTGCTGTCACGCAAAGCTGCCAAGACCCTCATCAAGTGCGCCGCATCATTCCAGAGTACCGCCTCAGTCTCAGGTTGTTCAAGCACCTCACTGGCCAAGCACAACTTGGCATCCGCCCAGTTGGTCTCGTACAGATGGCTTGAAGCTGCCGTCAAGAAGAGACGCCCAGGCTTCACGGCATCATCGAACTTCCGATGCTCGTTCAGCAGACCACAGACCAGGTGGCTGAGCATGCTGAAGTTGAAGACATCATACGGAACACCAAGCCAGACATCACTTGACCGCATGAACACATGCGTATTGAGCTTGCCACTGCGGATGCTGAAGAAGATGGCCACGGTGCACGGCACATCTTTGGTCTGCGGTGGGCACTCACGCCAGATGGTCAGGCCAGCTTGACGGCTATCTTCATCGGCCATCAGCTTCTCGATGATGTAGGGCAGTTGAGTTTTGATCTTTGGACCATACGCCCCAAAGAAGCGTTCACCGTCATCGCTGAAGTCCTTGATGCGGCTGTTGTAAGGCGAGATGGTCTCGACACGGTCGTCTCCAGACAGGATCCAGAAAGCTTCAGCCGCCATGAACTTGTAGCTCAGACTGCGGTCAGGGATGCGGAGCACTGGGCGGCGCATGTCAACCACCATGGTGCGTTGTGGCATCTCACGTGTCATCTTGCCGCGTGGCGCAACTGGATCGCCGTTGGTCAGGATGTCATTGATGGTGTCGAGCCAAGTTTTTGAGAAGTCCATGATCAATCCTTTGTGTGAGCGCCAGCAAAGAAGCCAGCATAGTTAATGATGTCCAGCGCCGTGTCACGTAGCCCTTCGAAGTTTGCGTCTTGGCCACGCATCTCTTTGAGGACCAGTGAGTTAAAGCGCTGTGACTTCGTATGGAGCATCTGAGCATAGCTCACAGCCCCAAATGGGAAGTACGACGAGCGGTCGATCTTGTGTGGGTCCATGTCCGCAGCACCTTGGTTGTAGTCCTGGCTCTTGCGAACACAGAGCAGAGCTGCTTCGGCCAGAGCGCCTGGATGGCCACCACGAGACTGGAGTTCTTCCAGCAGTTCAACGGTCGAGCATTCTGCCAACTGAGTGGCGGTCAGCAGTGATTTGGTTTTCATATTAGTTCCTTTACGAGTTACCATGACAAAATTTCCTTCAGACGAGATTCAGGACCTACCCAGCCTGCCGGCTTCTTGACATCAAACGCGCTGCCGCGTTTTGAGTCTTCAGCCTTGGCCACACGTACCTTGGCCATATTAGCAGAATGAACTGCATGCATGCCGGCGTGCCACTGAGCCGGGCTAATGCCAGCAAAGAGTGCCGTACCATAGGCTACGTAAGCCAGGTCGAGCAGAGCGTCAAAGGCCCCCACCTTGTCACCAGTAGCCAAAGCCTCTTTGAGTTCATCGAGTTCTTCTTGGAGGAACTTGACGCGAAAGTCCTGCGCGGCAGGGTCTTGCATGAGCATGTCAGTCGTGCCGTTGGGCAGGCCAAACTTCTCATGGAACTTAGTGACATTTTCAATCATCAGAACGGCGCTCCTTTCGTGGCTTTGCGGACAACAGGCTTGGCAGGTTTGCCATCAGCTGCTTTACGGCACACCCACAGGTTGTTGCGGGCATGGTCAGGGTAGAGACTGCCAAAGATGTTGCTGATGGCGTCACTGTCGAAGTACTGTTCAAGGCCTTGGCGCACCAACTTGATGGCGTCCAGCATCTTCTTGCCGTCCATGCCAGGGATCTGAGGCTCAACCTTGCCAATGTGCTTGATGTCCATGAAGGTACCGAAGCGACGCTCAATGATATAGCCAGCCTTCTCAATGGATGCCTGCAGCTCAGGCACGGTGTATTCGTGGATGTGGTTCTTGGCATGACGCTTGCCGTCATAGACAGGAGTCGAGAGCAACAAAACACCACCCGGCTTGGTGGCAGCAAACATGGCTTTGAGCAGATTGGTGCCATGCTCAAACTTCATGTGTTCAATGACCTCGTAATTGACGACGACGTCGAAGCCCTCGGGACGTGCCTTCAGAAGTTCCTTGTAGCGCTCAACAAAGTTGAACTCGCCATGAAATGTCAGGCGTTGGGAAGCGGACGGCTTCAGCTTGTTCAGATCGACACCAGTGTAGTGGTTGACGTGAGCAGCTGCGCCGCCAGTCAGGATCTTGCAGAGCGGTTTGTCTTCGCCGCAACCGACTTCAAGAACGTTGTGCTTGGCCGTGATGAAGCGACGAGCAAAGCTCCAGCGCCAGAAGTGGGCTGAGTAGTCACGGTGAAGCGTGCGGCCATGGCCAGCCTCATGCAGTTGTGTGGTGTCGTACTCGCGGTTGTCGCGGGTAATCTCTTTAGTGGACTTGGTCATAATAATTCCTTTGCGTGATGGATGCCATTGGTGAGGCGCCTTGTCGGTGGTACCTCGGTGCCGTGCTACTTGGCCACCTTGGCTTCTGGCGGATTGGCACCAGACTTCTTCAGGTGGTTGCGGTACCATTTGACGTAGCCGCGCTTCTTCTCATCCAGACCGAACTCGGCTTGGACCTTCTCGAAGATTTGGTCGTCCGTCAATTTGCCCGACATAATCAGATCTTGGAACATCTGAGCTGCCGACATCTTCTTTTCGCCAGTCTTAGCAGGTTTATCTGCCGGCTTGGCTTTCGCCACTGGGTCGATGGCACGACGTCCTGCGTGGACTTCGGTGGGTTTTGCTGCCGCCTTCTTTGCGACAGGCTTCACTGCTTTGACGGCAGCCGGCTTTTCAGCCACGGTTTGCTTCTTGATAGTAGCCATTTCAAGCTCCTGTTTGCTAACGTTGATGATTTGGCCAAGGTAGTCCATGGCCTCCTTTGTTGCCCCGAGGGTCTGGCTGTAGTTCACAAAGAGCTGACATGCCTTCTCCACCGGGTACCCTTCCATCGGAGTGAACCGCTGGTCGAATGACTCCGCTGATGTTGCATGGACATCAAGGCCCATGATAATGTCCAGCGGGATAAACTTAACGAGGTCTACACTACGCTCTACTTGGATGCAGGTACGCCTGTTGCGGTCGTAGCATGCCATGATAGCCGGTGCTTGTTTTTTAGTTGCCATTTTTCTCTCCAGATAGTTTGTCAGCAATGACGGACAGTTCAAGAAGGCCTTGCATCAAGACCTTGGCTTCAGGCCAGTACTGTGGTCCGTAGACCTGCCAGTGAATATGCACTATGCCACTCTTCTTGCTCACAAGAGCACGCCTGCCGCCGTCAATATACAGCTGGAAGCGAATCTCATCGTACGCGCTTTCGTCAACAATCTCGATGGTGTCTGGGTTGCTGAAGGTCATTTGCATTCTCCATCATATGGAGGCCAGCCGGTACGATCGTTAGCCGGTACGCCTTTGGCAGCCTCAGCATGCCACATAGCAACCATAGCGCAGTAGTGGTCATGCTGATCCTCAGCGTCCTCAGCATCGAAGTGGCCAACGACTCCAATCAAGACGACGAGAAGGGCAGCCAATGCCGCCTTGTTCAATGTGCTCATGATCAGGCTTCTTTGGGGAGCAGACCAGTGCGCTTCATTTCGCAGCGATACCACGTTGGGTAGTGCTTCTTAGAATCATCAAGGTTGAACTGCTGTTTGAGAGTTTCCCAGACCTCTTGGTTGGTCTTGCCAGACAGGATCAGTTCACGCGCTGTTGCAGAGATACCAAGTTTCTTTGGCTTGGCTTCAACAACTGGGTCGATAGCACGACGACCAGCCTTCACAACTTTTGGCTCTTTGGCTGCAACAGGCTTGGCTTCAGCCTTAGGTGCAGGGGTTTTCAACGACTCGAGGTGGGCAGCTGCAGCACCAAGGTTGCACTCGAACTTGTCGCCCACCTTTGTGATAAACAGGTTGTAGTCACGAGCTTGAAGGCCGAGCTTACGCAAGGCGGAAGTGGCAGAGTCACGGGCGGTGTAGGTCTTGGTTGTCATGATGTGGTCCTCAGCAAGGTTTGTTCGAACAAGCACCATTGCGTTGTTCGTGATTAGATTTTAGTGTATCACGATGGGTTTGTAAACACCTATTTTCAACTTATTGCAACTTATTTGCGCAATTTTTTGAGTGCATCAAACAAAGCATTCTGGCCACGGCGCTTCGACTTCACAGCGGCAAGCACCACTTCGTCGATTGTCCCACGCGCCATGATATGATGGCAGAAGACTTTCTTGGCCTTGTTGCCCTGGCGAAGAACGCGGCGAATGAACTGATCATAAAGCTCGTAGTCCCAAGTCATTGAGTGCCAGCAAACATGGTTGCCCATCTCTTGCAGGTTCAGACCGTGTGCCATGGCCTGAGGATGTCCAAGTAATACAGGCAACTTACCAGCGTTCCAGAGCTTCTCTAATTCAGCTGAACGGGCAGCAGAGACTCCACCGCCGATGTACGGCACATCTTGGCCAAGTTTCTCACGCAAGCGATCAAGGTCATGCGCAAAGTCGTAGGCCACAAGGAGCGGGCTGCCTTGCAGTTCATCAATCAGGTCGGCCAGGGCATCAACCTTCTCAGTGTGCAGGTTCACCCACTCACGACTTGACTTGGGCAGCTTGATCAGTGCCTGAACCTCAGGGTCGAGGTAGAGACCACCATTGGCCACCTGTCTGCACTTCATAGATGCAGCTGCTGCAGTACTAGCCACCACGATTTTTGAGTCGATCTTGGCGATCAGGTCTTCTTCGAGTTGGTTGTACATCACCATGACGTTGTCAGGCAGGTCAACACGGATGTTGTTCTCAATGAGGGCGGGCATGTCAAGGTAGTCGTCAGCCGCCATGCGCAAAGCAAGTGGACTGATGCGCTCGTAGATCTCGTCCTCAGCACCTTCACGGATGTTCCAACTGAAGCCGTCATGACTTGGCACAAAGTACTTCATGCGGTAGTGGCTGATGTACGGACCCAGTGTGCGGCCTTGATCAATGATGAAGCACTGGCCAAACAGATCCAGCAGGCCATTAGATGCAGGCGAACCAGTTAGACCCCAGCGACGACGGAAGGTGTTCAGTACCAGCTTCAGACCTTTGAAGCGGTTGGTGTTGGTGTGCTTGAACTTGGACAGCTCATCGACAACCAGCGTGTCGAAGCCCAGATTCTTGAAGCGTCGCAGATCGACGTCGGCCTTTGTCTTGCCCTGCGCAGTCTTGGTCTTTTTGGCTTGTAGGAGCCAGTCTAGGCCCTCAGGATTGATAATGTAGATGTCTGCCTCAGACTTCAACGCCTCTTCCTTCTTGGGGCCATGCAGCACTGCTACCTTGAGTCCCCCAAAGTCAGTCCACTTGCTGACTTCCTTTGGCCATACACTGTAGCAGACGCGGAGTGGTGCTATGAGCAAGACCTTGTCCAGCAGCTTCTTCTGCTTGAGTAACTTGATTGCTGCCAGCGTGATGCTAGTCTTGCCCAGGCCTGGATCCAAGAACAGCGCAGATGCTGCGTGCTCGAGCAAGAATTTGACGGCTTTCTTTTGATAGGCGTGTGGTTGCCACGGCTTCGATGACGGAGTAAAAAGCTCGGATTGCATTGTCATGTACCTCTACTTGGTAGCCCAACTGTTTGAGTTGAGCATGGATGTGTTCTTGTTTTGGCTCAGGTTCTTCACCAGGCCGCTTAAACTCAATCAACAACGGACGACCACCAGGTATCCAGAAGATTCGGTCTGGATACCCTGTGTCGCCCGGTGTCACGAGTTTTGAGCCGACGATCCCAAGATGTTTCCATACTAGATCGACAGCCCACTTCTCAATTTGTGACTCAAGGAGTCGCATCAACCGCGACCTTTCTTTTCAGCCACTGATTGGCAGTGTACGCACCGCACTCGCCCCATTTCAATTCTCTCTTCTGGAATAGCTTCACTACAATCAAAGCACGTTTCACCATCCCATGAGGCAAACTGCACGAGGTCACTCTGCCTAGTTCTAGCCTTGGCGATTTGGTTGTCAACTTGTGCGGCAACCAATCGTTCAGCCATCTCCAAGGTCTTGTCGTTTAGCCTAGACATTTATTTAACTCCACGCAAGTGCTTGAACACCTCTAATGCGTGAGCAGCTTGTGTCTTGGCATCATCTAAAGCATTGTGATACACGCCACCACGTTGGACCTTGATCGATGGTGCCAGACCCTTGAGTGTCCGGTAGCAGCGGTTGTTCCAGAAGTCCCAACCTGCTGTCATATTGGCTGCAGCATAGCAGTTGATGAGGATGGCATTGTCAAAGTCAGAACCATTGCCCCACACACGAACGGCCTTGGGGCCAAACTGGGAGAGGTAGGTATTGAACTCGGTCAGAGCCTTGGGAAGATCCTTGTTGCCACGCGCAGCACGAGCCTGCTTGAGGACCTTCTGAGCTTCAGGGTTCTGCTTCTCCCACCATGCCACGGTTTCAGGGTTTGTGTGCAGTCCATGCTTCTCACAGCTGGCCATCTTGACAACCACATAGAACTCTGGCCCCATCAGGCCGGTCTCAGCGTCAAAGGCCACTGCACCAATAGAGAGAACAGAACACCCGGCACGACGGCCCAGAGTCTCGAGGTCAACCATTACGTCTTTCATTTGTGAATCCTTTCGTTATTAACACAGTAAAGAATGAGAACTAACCAGCCACAAAGTGACATGGTGTTCCCTTAGTACTTACAAGGGCCGTTTTTGCTGGCACTGAAGAAGCACCAACGGCATTTGTCATTTGGACGCGGCGCAAAGGTCGTGTCGTTCATCATTGCCTTGGTGCGCTTGGCCCAGACCTTCTTGAGGCGGTCGATGTCCTTCGGTGTGAAGATCAGCGGCTTGTCAGCATCAGGGTAGACAGTGCCTTGATCAAGGTAGGCCAGACGAGGACGAACTTCCTTGAGGTGCGGGTGCAACAGGAGAGCCGCCAGTGCGTAGAGCTCGAGCTGTTCAACGTAGTCCTCATTCATTTCGGCGCGGAACTTCCCTGTCTTCCAGTCAGTCACAATGAGAATGTCGTCGCCTTCATGGTGCGCGCAATCCAGCTTAATGCGAACCCAGCAGTGAATCCAGTTATCCCACTCTGTCTCAGCCCAGTCCTTGGTGAATGACCAGTTGTCTTCGACCACCATGCCATTGATGGACTTCTTGAACTGCTTACGCAACGCCTTGAGTTCATCACCAAACAACTTCAGCTCCATCGGCAATGTGCGTCCCTTGCCCTTGATGTAGTCCTCAACCAGCGTGTGGATCGCAGCACCACGAGCCATGGCTGGGTTTGGCGGTTCTTTGATCTTGTCGATGTGCTTCAGCTTGAACTTCAGTGGGCATTGCTTGTAATCGCTGTACCGGCTGAATGACCAACTGGTGGCCCGCTCGATTGGAATAATTTTCTTGGTGGCCATTAGAGCACCTTGCCTTTCTTGTCGTAGTCCTGGAGTTCATCCCAGTTGGTTGAGGAGATTGCTCCCTCGCTTAGTATGGAGACGTCGAACTCAACCGACTCCATTGTTTGACGCAGCACTTCCATTTCAGGCTTCAGGATCTTCTTTGGTACGCTGACCGTGACCTGGTCATGGACGTTGAGGACAATTCGTGCTGACGGGTGCTTGGCTGCATGATACCTGATCAAGGCCTCTTTGGTGCAGTCAGCAGCAGAACCTTGAATGAGCACGTTGACCAGCTTGTAATCGAACTCACGGACACGGCCATCAATGAGCTTTGGCTCTTCACAGTAATACTCACGACCACCCCATGTGCGAATTGGCTCCTTATTCTTGGCCCGCAACTTCATGTCTTGGTACATCTGCTTGAGCCCAGGGTACAGCTGCAAAATTGCCTTCTTCAACTCACTGGACTCTTCAACAGTCATGTCGTTGCGCTCAGCCAGTTTACCGACACCCATGCCGTAGATCAGACCAAGGTTGGTGTTCTTCACAGGTTTACGCTCGTAGAACTTTCCCATCTTGGCGAGCTCTGCCTTGGCGTAGTCGTGGAAGTCGATCCATGGATTTTCGACGTACTTGTCCATCAGGGCGCCACCGTCGAAGTGGGCCAAGATGCGAGGTTCTTGCTGCGAATAATCTCGATCGATGAAGACCTCACCTTTGAATGGCGTGATGTAGCTGCGCACTTTAGGCAGGGCGGGCAACACTTCTTTGAACGGAGACTTGGGCAACTTCTTGGCTGGATCCTCGTGGTGGAAGATGGCCGCGAACTCTTTGGGGATGTTTTGGAAGTTCGGCGTGCTAGACAGTCGGCCAGTTCGCGTTCCAACATTGTGGTCACCAGACGGAGACTTGATTTGGTTCCAGGTTGTGAAGATCAGACCACCAGACGCGTTGGCCGTTGCAAGCCATGGCTGCATGAAGGTGTTCAAACAGGTGTTGAGCTGTGTCCTGTACTTAAGGACAGCCAGCAGAACCTTGTCAGTCACTCCTTGCAGCAGAGCTTCCTTGTTCGTTTGGAACTTGCCTGTCGGTGTCTTGGGCAGCAGATCAGGATCGGCTTTGCCAGCATCAACCATGGCAGCCACAAGTTGGGCACCTGAATCGAGGTTGATGTCTGCGTCTGCCTTGAGGGTCTTGATGATCCATGCATCGATCTTGATACGCCACTCGTTGTACATGACCACATCATCAGCTAAGCGCTTGTGGTCCATCTGAAGACCTTGGCGCTCCATCTCAAGCAGGATGGGCATGAGTTTGCGCTCACGGTCGTAGGAGACCAGCATGTCGCGGCCAACAGTCTTCTTCCATAGCAAGTTAAAAATGGACTCAGTGCGCTCGACGTCACCGTTGGCGTACTTGCCGACAAGGTCACCAGGTGCATAGGCGATGTACCGACCGAAGTAGTGCTCAGACGACTTGCTCTTGCTGATCTTGACGCCTTTGACCGGCTGATTGGCAATGAGCCATTCACCGACAGCATCTTGCTCATCAGCAGGAAGGCCAAGCAGCCGAGTGGCTGATGGCTTCAGGCCAAGCTCCATCTGGTGCGGATCATCGAGGAATAGCAGGAACATGGTGTCATGGATCTTGTCCCATGCAGGGATAGGCAGACCAAAGTGCTCTTCAGCCACATCGACGTCGAACTTGCCATTCTGAAAGAGGACGCCTTCCTTGTGTGCCCATGCCTTCTTCAGCTCAGCAGCTCCGTCTGACCAGCAGCAGTTGTTGCCAGTAGGGTGTCCCCAAGCGTAGTACTTTGACTTCTTGCCAGGGTACTTGATGGACACACCGACAGGCATTGGAGGGTACTTTGGTCTGCCCTCGATGCCGAAGGTTTCAAAGTCCACAGTGACCGGGTTTGGTTGCTTCATACCTGTGCTCCAAGTTCCAGGCGTTCACGGTCTGCGCGGACCTTGTTCAGTCGGCTGTGAATGCGCTTGATGAACTGCTTGCGCTTGCGGCCCTTAAGTTCCTCCTTGAGGAGGACTTGGCACACAGGCTCATCAGCATCACGCAGGATGTCATTCAGAGCTAGCCAAGACTGGAGCGCTGGGTTCGTCACTAACTTCTTCATAATTGTTGCTCCTGAGTCAAAAAAAAGGCCCGGCGGCCAAGGGTTAGTTCAGCACGCCGGGTAAGTCTCCTGCAAGGATCAGTACTTGCGTGTGGAACCGCGCTTAGCCGCAGGTTTAGCCACAGGTTTTGCTGCTGGCTTTGCTGCTGGCTTTGCTGAGGCACGACTGCCCCGCTTAGGAGCCGGTGCGACTTCTTCTGCAGGTTGGTACGGGAAGTCGATGGTCGACTTTGCTTCTTCATGGCGTTGCATGATGGCACTCATGAACTCGTCAGGGATGTTCATGATCGGCTCGAAGACAACCTTGAACTGGGTCTTCGGATCAGGCACAACCTTGACCTTGGTCACGATGCCAAATGGAGGACGGCGCAGAGCACCAGCTACCTGCTTGACAAAGCTGGCGTAACCCTTGACAGATGTGACCGGCAGCTTCATAAAGCCAATGGCTGTCGAAGCGAAGTGGTCCTCATCTTCAAACATCACGAACTTGCCTGCTTGGTCGAAGTTACCTGCTGGGATCATCGCCAGACGACGAGTCTCACGAGCAGCTTTGCCGCGACCGGTATCAGAAGAGCCCCATTCGCAGACCTCGCTTTCACTGCACAGTTGGCCAGCAAATTCAGGGTCTGAGTTCTCGTGCCATGTCATGGTCTTCTCATCACGGCCGAACGCAAAAGCAGTCGGTGTCTGAGGAGTGTCCGGATCATATTTGCCTTCGTAGTAGGTGGTCTCGAAGATGCTGTCCAAGATGACGACTGCCATCTGGTTGCCAGGCAACGGAGCATCTTGCCAGGACAGGATGCCACCTTTGGCGCTGAAGAATTGCCCGCCTCCAGTGTTGGCTTCCATGCCGGCAGCGACTTCAGCTTGTTTGGCGAGTTCTTCATCCCAACGGACGAGGGCGGTGGTTTGTGGTTTCTTAGTTGCCATGATAATGGTTCCTTAGTAGTTAGTAACGAGTGCACGGAGTTGAAAGATCAGAACCTTGCGCCGTGCCCCAAGATCCTGATTGGTTAAACTTTGTTGATGGAGACGGACACAGCGTTGAAGTGCTCAACGCCTGGAACTTCCTTGCCTGCTTCCCAACGCTCTTTGATGGCCACGTCAGTCAGGCGCTTTTGCATGAGGTCAAAACTGCCAGTCTTCTTGACATACTTGTAGAAGGCTTCCCAGTCCTTGACCTGAGGAACCTGCTTGGTCACAACAGTGACGCGGGCCAGCTTACCAGCCACACCAGACGCTTCGGACTTTGGCAGGTTATCGATGATGTGGTTCTTGAGGGCGGTCTCTTCAGACGTGATCTCGTCAACCTTCTTTTGTTCGGTCAGGCGCTTGTTGCGCAGCTCGAACAGTTTATCCGCGCAGGCGCCGAGCGCCTTGGGGAACTTGTATTTAACTTCTGTTGCCATTTGATAACTCCTTAGTAATGTTGATGATTAGCCGCCAGTTTTAACCCAGTACTTTCCTTGCTCGGTATATTCCTGACCAAGACCAGTACCAAGCTTTCCAATCCCAGGTCCAAGATTGAAACATGTTTTGCACATGTGTGCCCAAGGACCACGTTTTGTTTTGGCGTCGTAGAAAACCTCGTTGATCGGTCCATCACACGTCTCACAAAATCCAGGAACTGGACTAATCCAGCGTAGTTGCGTTTTAGACATTTTATAACTCCTTAACAAGGTTTGTTGTGGTCGTTGACCGCAGGATGTCACCGCAGGATGGCACCGCTCAGGTTGGCATCGCGCAGGATGGTATCGTACAGGTTGGCACCGCTCAGGTTAGCACCGCTCAGGTCGGCACCGTACAGGTTAGCACCGCTCAGGTTGGCACTGTGCAAGTTGGCACCGCTCAGGTTGGCATCGCGCAGGATGGTACCGCTCAGGTTGGCATCGTACAGGTTAGCACCGCTCAGGTTGGCACCGCGCAGGTCGACATAGCTCAGGTTAGCACCGTGCAGGTCGGCAACGCTCAGGTTAGCACCGCTCAGGTTGGCATCG